TTATTTTTAGCAAGTTTAACTCCTAAATTCCACGCTGGGTTTACATATATGTTTTCACCAGTCTGAACTAATTTTACTTTATCCAATGCTTCATAATATTCAAAGAATTTGCCACCATTATCTATTAATATGATTTCATCTACGAACTCGCATTTTATCAAATCAAATAATAGTTTTCCAATTCTATTTGATTTCCAAAGAGTTGGTATTATTACACTATATTTGTTCATTTTTTATATATTTTTGGTACAATTTAATGTATATGTCATGCATTTCTTCACCCATTGTTTCTGGTTTAATTATTTTATTCCATATATCAGGTGAGTATGTATTAAAATTGTAATTAGCACTGCATATTGTAACATGAGATTCAATTTCTTTAACCATTTTTCCAGGATAACTTTCAACGGCAAACCTATCCTTCTTCATATCATCCCAATTTGGGATATTTAAAAGTTTATCGGTATGAAACCAAAAAAATGTTCCACTATAATGCCAATCACTTTCTACCCAAGGAGGGCAGGGTGTTATAATTCTCATTATACCACTAAATGTTTTATCGTTTGATAACTCATCTTGTATTTTAATTAGGAAAGTTGGTTCTAAATTAAAAAAATACATAGAAAATAACCACATTTTTATTACATCTTTTTCAGGTCTATTTGAACCACCTTTATTGTGTGCAAAAAATGTAATGGAATCTTTATTCGTTATTTGTTTAATAGAGTCTATAAAATATTCCGATTCACGTGTTTCTTGATTATTTTTTACAACTTCAATTTCGAATCCATTAAATAATTTTACTAAATGTGAGTTATCTATTTCCAAATCATCAACTGCTATTTTTATTATTCTTTGTCCGTTGAAGTTATTGCAATATCTATTTAACAATTCAAGATTTAATTTGGTAAATTCATTTACTTGTGAATTTTCAAAATAACAATAATATATTAAATTTCTAATCATATTTTTATTTTTCTATAAATAACAATACATCATCGTATCTTCCTTTATTATTTCGTAAATCATATACTTCCCATTTCATATCAGTATCATTTGCATACAAAACTAATTTATTTAAGTCATCAATTGATTGAATATCTTCTATTATCAATTTTCCTCCTGGTTTTATTTTTTTTAACCATTTTTGTATGGATATTATTTGGGTTTCTAATGTGTGTGGACCATCATCTATAATATAATCAAAACTATCATTTTCAAATTTATTTATAATACTATCAACATACGCGTTTTCTAAAAATAATTTTACATTTGATAGTGTTTTTATAAATTCAATATTTGATTGATTCATTTCATTACCATTATCGATTCCAATTATATGGGAATTAACAAACCATTTACTTAATAAGTTTAAAGAGTCTCCACGTCTAACACCTATCTCTAAAATTGATAATTTTTCTAATCTTCTATTTGTAAATTCATCCGAATAATATGCATTAATATAATCATGTAAAGTACCTTTATCACTTTTTGGTTCTATGCTTTCGTAAAATTCTGAAAATGTGGTCATATTTTTTATTTTTTCCAAAATGAATAAATTCCATTATCTAATTCATACGACGGCCATACAAATCTATCTCTTTTCGGTTGGTGTGAAGCCCAAACCCACATATCCCACAATCCTTCATCTAAATTAGTTTTATGTTCAAACCCCAATATATCAATTGATTTTTGGAAGGTAGGTATTGAGTTTTTAACCTCATGTCTACCTTCTTTATAAACAACTTCACCACTACCTATAATTGCTCTTAATAATGAATTTGCTTTGTTTATACTCCACTCTTCTACTCCACCTAAATTAATTATTTCTTTGGATGCTTCAGGTCTAATTGCCGAATTCCATAAAGGTTCTACAATATCATCTACACAACTAAATGCTCTAGTTTGTTCTCCATCACCAAATATTGTCATTGGTTCTCCATTTAGATGTTGATACATCCAAATACCCAATACATTACGATACTTATCCCATATATTTTGGTTAATACCATATACATTATGTGGTCTGATAATACACCAATCTAATCCATGTTGCTCACCTGCGATTTGTATATCCATTTCACACGCATATTTCGCAACTCCATACGGGTCGATTGGTTTAGGTGTGTGTGTTTCATCAAATACGCCACCTTCTCCATGTCCATACACTGCTAATGTTGAAGTGAATACCAATCGTTTAACATTGTGTTTAATACATTGATTGACTACTCTTGCAGTTGCAACTAAATTGTTTTCATAATTATATTGTCTAATGAATGGTGATAGTCCTTCCGCTGCGTATGCTGCAAAATGAAATACATAATCAAATTTGTGAATTTCAAAACAATTTTCAATTGGGTGTGTTACCAAATTCATTTGCCAAAATTCTACGGTTGGATTTACATTTTCTCTATATCCACCACTTAAATCATCAATTCCAACTATATGAACTTCGGGATGTTTTTCAGTTAACCAATCTGCTAATCTACTACCTAATAGCCCTGCTACTCCTGTTATTAAAACTTTCATAATTTTCTATTAATTTATCTACTACTTGAATTTGTGTATAATTGTGTAACACTTTCATCATTCCATTATGTGCTATTCTTTCCCTCTCCTCCTCATTTTCATTGTAATAGTTCATCTTCTCTATACAATCAAACATATCATTATATAAAACAATATCTTCACCATCAATGAATATCTCTTCTAACCCTCTAATGGTATCCAATCTATCTGTTAGGACCATTTTACCGCATGCCATTCCTTCAAATAATCTGCGAGTAATTTCTCCCCATCTACTATTTTGAATAACCATTAATCCACTATTCAAAAATTGAGTATGTTCTTTTGCAGCCATACCATTACGATTTCCAATTGCACCCTCTGCCCAGTTTGTAATATAATCTAAAAATTCCGAATTTCCAAGTCCTCGCGTAGTAACCCCAACATATTTTGGTTCTAAATTCATAGGAAACTGAACCATAGTATCTGCAAAATGATTTATCCATTCTGCGTTTATACCTCTATTTACATATTCGATTGCGGATTGTTTATCAGGAGTAATTGTGTAATGGAAACGATTTGCTTTAGGATAATTTCTTTCAAAGTTTTGTGGGTCATCTCCACTTTCTTGTATCCAAAATGCAGGAACTAAATCTTTATTAAGATATTGTGAATTGAATCTACCCCAATCCATAAACAACACAATGTCAGTTTGTGGTTTGGAATCTACCCAATTCTTCAAATCGGTATCGTTTGTTTTAACTATTTGAGTTTCCCAACCTCTCTCTTTGAATTCATTTAGGAGTGCAAGTGGTGTAGACCATACTTCACCATCTTTGTAATCGTATATGAATGTTATTTTCATAAAGTATTATAATAATCATTTTGACGTTCCTGACGTTCTATTGTTTTTGGATGTATAATACAATAGACCTCATCTGATGGAAAATTAGTATATGATTGAAATCCAACAATTCTTTCATGTACTTTACCACTCCATCCAATTTGCTCTGGTTTGTTTTTGTAGATACGAGTCTGAACATCAGGGAAGTTTACCCATCCTTTCTCATTAACATTCCATCCCCATTTCTGAATATGTGCTTCAGTTAATCCTTCAACCGTATTGATTCTCGGAACTACTATTAGGTCTTTATCAGTATTCACTTCTAACAATTCTTCCAAATTGTAGATTAAATCATTTGATAGGTATTCATCCGCATCTAATTGAAAAATCCACTCACCTTTGCAATGTGAATTTAAAAAGTTTTTCCATTGTGCGAAATCATTATCAAATTCAGATTCAATTAAAGTGATATAATTTGCATTAGCTTGTAATTCTAAATACTCAATCATTTCCGTAGAAGATTTTGGAGTATCTAAAAGAACTACTATTTCAGAATTTTCACCTTTATAGTTTATCAATTGAGTAACTAATCGTATAATTTCTTCATGCTCATTACAAGCGGTTATTGCGTAACTTAATTTCATTTTAATCTTCGTTATGAGATTTGATAATTTCATCTTCACCACCTGTTGTATATGGTGGATTGTATGTATAATTAATTGAACTACCTGATGGATACCCATAAGCAGTTGATGTTACATAGTGTGGATGTTGCCAAGTAGGAAACGATTGTGTATTTGGTGCAGTATTTGGAGTATGGATTGGAAAAGTTAGTGTTGGTTCATCATTAACCTTTGCCAACACATCTTTTAATGCATCCCATTGTTTGGGTGATATATTGTATTCATGTACTCCTTGAGTAAATCCCTGTAACCAAAGGACGAATTCTTTTGATGTCATTATTATTTATTTAAATATTTTAATATATCATTTGCCAATTCCTTATAACCTACTTCACCATAATGCCCATCTCTAACTACATTAGCAGTTTCTTTACTCATATCGGTATAGTTTACAACCGGAAATGATAACTTCAAATTTTGTTTACCACCTATATTTTCATTACACCAACTCCAATGGATAACTTTTACATCTTTTAAGTTTGCCCAATCATTTATAAATGTAATCCATTGATTAACTTCTTGCTCATAGAAATGTTGTAAATCACACCTATTATAAATCAATTGCTCCGCTACTTCCTTTGTTATATATGTTCCATCTACACACTCATATTCAGGAAGATTCGATAACCCTACAGACCAGATTGTTTTCCATCCGTGTTTAGATGCTACTCTGTATCTAGCTATAACTGTCCATCCAAAAATTAGGATATCACCTGATTGAATGTTTTGTAATTCTGAAAGGAATTTGTGAAATATTCCACAATTGGAACTTCCACTAACTCCCATATTTTTTACACTAAACCCGTATTCTTCTGCTACAAATGTAGCAGTATCCTTTGCATCTCTACCCAACCATTGTTTGTAAGGACTGGGGTCATTAGAGGTGCCATTTATAGGTGCTGTCATTGAATCACCGAAAGACCATACTCTGTTCATTCTTCGTTATTTTGTTCTTTAATAGTTTTTATTGATTTTTTTACATTAGGAGTCAATTCTTCAATATCCATTTCCAATTCAGTTATTCTACCAAACCCACTTATTTTATAAGTTCTATATGCTTCATTTGTTATTATAGGTACTTTAGAAACTACGGATGAATAAAACTTCTTTGCTCCACCCTTCATTTCTAATTTATCTTCATCTTCATTTACAAATTTACCAAAAAATCTTTTTATTAAAGTGGGATTTATATTTGATACTTTAATTGCGTGTACCACACCTTTTGCTCTAGAAACAAACAAAGTGTATATTATAGGCCCATCTCCTATTGTGTATGATTGTTTAGTACCATCTACATATTCGTATTGCATTATCATATAGAATTTTCCACGCTTCATTCTTTCAGGTGATATTGATTTATCACCTTTATCTATATATTTGCGATATATACGATTATATGCTGACACTACTTATTTAACATTTTTAGTTTAGGTAATTGAAGTTGCTGGAACTTTGGTTGTATCTTATTATAAATACCATATTGATTCAAAATTCCATCAAACAATTTAGTCATTTTTTCCAATCCAAAGTTTTGTTTGTTTTGTTTACCCAATTGTATAGATGCCTTTTTGTATTTTTCATAGTTCTTATAAACATCTTTTATGGATGATAGTGCCTTTGAAATATTTACATTAAACCATTGTGATTCTTTTAATAAGAATTGGTCTGCAGCTGATTCATGTACCTGCTTTAATTCACCTTCTAATAAAACAGCTCCTTGCTTTAAGAAATCCAAATGTCCACTCCAATTGGAAACAATTACAGGCTTACCTGTTAAACTGAATTCCAATAGGGGTCTACCAAATCCTTCACCTTTTGTAAAGTTTAACATTGCTTTTACTTTTGGATGTTCGTATAATCCGTTCATTTCAACAGGTGTTAAATCACCATGCAACAAATAAATTGGAACTGATTTATAATCATTACCCAATACTTCTCTAATTTTTTTAATAGTGGTTTCTCTATCCATTACAGAGAACCCTGCTGAAGATGTTTTAAGAACTAATGCGGGTTTTACCTTTTCATTTTTGAATGCCATTGCGAATGTTTTTATCATCATTCCCACATTCTTTCTATCTTCTCCCAAATCACCTCTTAACCAATGACCTACGAATAGGAATGCAAACTCTTCTTTGATTTGGTCTAATTCCGAAACAATAGCAACCTCATCTGTTCCAAACATTGTTTCATCAAATCCTTCAAATAAAATTTCAACAGGTTTTTGAATTCTATGTTGTGCAATTAATTGTCCGCTTTGTTTATCTTGTTCATTATATACCGTATCTACTAAACTTTTCTTTGAATGTTCTGATGGAACTATAATCAAATCCATTCTATTACATCCATGAATCCAATCTAATGCACAATGTGTTGTTTCAATTGCCGCAGTAATTCCAATATTATAAAATCCTAATGGTTGAAATTCATTTGGGACTGTAACTTGAATATAAATGTCAGGTTTTTCTGTAATTTGTGGGATGATATTATCTACAGCCCATTTGTGAAATTGATTATCATAATTAAGAGCATCCATTGGGGTATTCCCCCAACGAGTGCTAATAATTTTAATATCAAATTTATCTAATTTATATAGAGAATGTAATAAATCTCTCGCGTGGTCACCATATCCACTTCTTGTTGCAATCGGTGCCTGAAATACTAATGTTGGTTTCATATTATAACTCTATTAACTTAAATTTTTTCTTTGGTGTCCAATTTTCAAATGCACCTTCCATGCCATCTACTAATGTTTTACACATTGCTTCTCTGCTCAACAAACCATCTCCCAACATCCACTTTCTACCTTTCAATGCTGCTGCATCTCTATCTTCTTTTGGAGTTAAATACCATTCCATAATCAATGGTGATATATCTTCAAAATCAACTCTATCATCAAAGATGTAAGGAGTAGGAACTGAACCCGTTGTTGAACGAACTGGCCAAATTGGTTTAACCCAATCTCCCCAAACTACACCTGCTTTTTTGTGTCTATCATGCAATGAACCAATCTGTACATAATCTTCTGCGGTTAGTAGTTTACCAGTTGTAATATCTCTAAATCCACATTGGTCTTGCAATCCACCCGTTACCGTTACAATGATTGGAGTTCCAGCCATTACTGATTCAGCCGTTGCCAATCCAAATCCTTCATTAGATGCCACATTAATTGTTACATCTCCTAAATTATAAAGATAGTTCAATTGCTCTTCTGAATATCTGTTTGGTGCAAATACTACATTTGTTTCAGGTGAACAACACTCTGCTATAGTTCTTGGTAAATCAGTACCATGTTCTTCTACGGGTTGAGTATGCATTAATAAACATACTTTACTTCTATGTTCTGGTGATAATGCCTCCACAAACTTATCGAATGCAAGAATTACATCAATTGGTTGTTTTCTACGAATGTTTCTATTATTCCAATACAAAACAAAATCGTATTCTTTTTCACCAAAGATTTCCTTTTTAAATTCAGCAGGTACTTCAACTGGCTTATATAAATCGGAATTAATGCCGTGAGGTACATAACTTACTTGCCAATCAGCAGGTTTAGTCCAATGTTTTTCTTTATCCCATCCCCACACTCTACGGGTAATACCATAAGTTTGTTTTGAAATACAACCAATCCAATCACAACTTTCGTAGTAATCTCTATTGTATTTAGGGTCTGGTAAATCATCCCAAATGTGATAAAAGAAAAGGGGTACTGATTGACGAATTTCGTGCTCCATCTCATATAACCAAATCCAGTAACGAGGGTCAGTAAAGTGGAGAATTGCATCAGGTTTTTCAACCATCAACAATTGACGAATAATACCTGGATTACCATATCCATCTGATGGGTAAATTTTTACACTAGCATCAGCAACACCAGTTTGCTCTCTAACGCTATCATTTAAATCTAAAATCTTACCTGCTTCTGGGTGTTTGATTGCTGCTCCTAATTGAACCCAATCATATTTATCAACGGTTCCCATAACCAATTGTTTGGAAACATTAGCGATACCACTCGCCATTCGTAAATCGTCTGATAATAATAAAATCTTCTTTTTTGCCATAACTTATTTTTATAAATAATTATTGTTTTTTATATTTTTCCGTCACAAATTCCTCTTTGTTTAAACTCACACCAATCACATAATTTTGATGGATGTTTGGGGTATTTTGAATCTACATTATATTCCCCATTCTGGTCAAACACACTATTAACGAATTCAGTAAATCCTTTCCATGATTTGGTCATAGAAGGTTTACCACTTGCAGGTACGTGTCTACTGATACGAGGGATGTTATAATCTGTATTTTCAGATACCTTACGCTTTAGAATTATGAATTCCACATCAATTACATCTTCGGATATATTTAGTAATTCTGCGTAAAATTTTTTGTATAAAAGTAATTGTGTGCTTTTAATCGAGTCTGCTTTTTGGTTTTTAGTCCATCCTCTAGTTGAGGTTTTGAAATCAGTAATACGATATCTACCTGTTGATTTACTTCTAACGATGAAATCAATAAATCCCATAAAATTGACATTTTCTGAAATCTTTGTATTGATTACCTGCTCAATTGCAATTAACTCGTCATCTTTTAGTGAGAAAAAATTATTGAAATTTTTAGATTTCTGAAAGTAATCTAAAATAAGATACCCATCTTCTAAAAACTCAACTAACTCCTCTTTGGAACATATTGGGTTCTGTCCTTCGTTTGATTCTTTTAAAAAGGATTCTCGCATTTTTTCTTTGAGAAACTCTTTTGTATTCATATTCTTATCTGCTTGCGATTTGGAAATACGCAAACATCTACTTAAATATTCTTGCAAAGTCTCATGCATTGCGGAACCAAAAACGGTGTGTATATTGGATGATGATTCTCTCAAACCATCTATATACGCCAGTTTGTATTGATGTGGGCATGCAGACCACATACTATATTGGGAAAATGAAACTCTAGCCATAGTGTGTTATTTAAATACAATATACACAATTTATTCCTATTTTCCTAGCATTAAATCTTTAATTTTAATTTGGTTATTAACTTTTTGTCAGTACCATATTTTTCGCACATATATTTTATATTTTCTCTACCTTCTCTGGTTGCATATAAAACTTCAATGTAATCAATTGATTGTCTTTCGGAACAATCGTAATCTTTTTTAATTAAATCAACTAAAAATGATTCGTATTTTTCTTCTCCTTTTCCTTTGATGTATTTAAGATAATATTTACCTTTAGGTATAATACTGATATACAACTTATACATTTCTCTAGGTTCTAATGTTTGAGTCAGAGGTAATATAGTTGCAATCAATTCTACCCATTCAGGTTTCATCGAAAGGAATCTATTAATCATAAAGTTACTCCATGTCTTAATATCTTCCTCCGATAATTTATCAAAGTAGTTTGGGTCTTGCTCCGATGTAATTGCAGCAATGTGGTCAAATAACTTTTTTCCTGCCATTATTATACTATTGATGATGGTGTGTCTCTCAATTCCAAAGGTAATAATTCCTGCAATGCTTTTCCACATTGAGTACATAAATACATTTCAATTGGAATGATTGAATCTTGAGCATTACCAGTCATTATTTTACTTAATTTTTTAAATCTATATCCTGGCATAAATGTTTTATTTCCACATTCACACACCATATCTCTCGCATCATTTAAACTGATACCATTTGGTAATCCTTGTTCCATTATTTTATAATATTTAAAATTTGAATAATTGTACTCATAAACACTATTTCTTTATCTACTACTAATGCATCTTTGGATAATCCTTCTGCGATTGTCAAAATTACATTTGCCGTATTACCTGCCGCGTATTCATCTACTCTACTATACAACATAGAATACATTTCAGAATAATCATTTAAACGATTGTCCGCAACTGCTTGTCTGATGTTCATAAACATATTTCGTTTATCATCATTTGCTTTTAACAAATCTACGAGTTTGGTTTGAAAATTAGATTCCACCATAATTTGATGGTCTACTTTCAATTCTCCTTTTGCAGATTGTAATTGACAAGTATTTAAGATTCTACGAATATCAGGGTAATATGAACTAATGATATCGGCAACATTTTTAACATCGTATTTAATTTTTTCCGCATCTAAAATTCTAGTAACCTGAATTGCAACATCTTTCTTTGTAGGAGGTGTGATTGCAAATGTTTGACATCTACTTTTAATTGGGTCAATAATCTTTTCGTGATAATTACACGTTAAGATAAATCTACAATGTTTAGAGAATGTCTCCATTAGATTACGCAAGATTGCCTGTGCGTTTGGAGTCATATAATCAAACTCATCCAAAATGATAATCTTAAATCCTGCAAATCCCATTGAGGATGCAAAGTTCTTAACCTTGTTACGAACGGTATCCACATTGTTCTCATCCGATGCGTTAATAATCATACTATCACATTTGATTGTATTTACAATAAGTTTTGCAAGTGTGGTTTTACCCGTCCCTGCTTTACCATGTAATAGCAAATGTGGAATATCGTTATTATCCAAATATTGTTGAATGGTTTCCTTTACGGTTTCATTACCAACATATTCGGAAAGTGTTTGTGGGCGGTATTTTTCCACCCACAAACTATGTTCTCTCTTACTAATATCGTTTTCAAAAAAGCTCATAATTAATTAGTTATTTTTTTTTAGATTTTTCTCTCTCTAATTTTGATTCTTCTGAAATTGGTCTTGGGAAGATTGTGAATTCCATCCCATTTTGTTGAAAATTTAATCCCTGTCCTTCTATTGGTTGAATGCTTAATGTTAGTGGTGATGGTTCAGAATTTTCATCTCCCCATGCAAATACAATAGGTTCATTATTAAAAAATTGAAAACACCATTCTACATCTGCGATTGGATGTGGTTCTGTAATATTAACACTACCTTGTGATTGCAATTCCTCATTTGGAAATAGTTCTAATTGTTTTTTCATTTTATTTATAATTTATTTTTAATAATATAATTTATTTTTTTTACATTTCAAAATTATTTTCAAAATATGTTAATAATTTTTTAGCATATAATTCATTTTGAATTGAATTTGCGTATTTGTTATTATCTATGAAACACGGGTATTCTCCATCAAATCTATTTTCATCCATATATTTAGTTTTAACAAATGTTCCATTCCAAATAAATGGTATCTGTTTATTTTTTAAATAATTTGATATTAATAAATGATTTTTATACCAATTAATGTAATCTTCTTCATTTGACGTGGATGATATTATATTAGACCATAATTTTCTACCATCCAAATCTTCGTTTAAGTACCCCCAAGGAATTGGATGATACGGTTCTAAATTACCTGCGTCTGTATATATTTCTCGTTTCGTTGGATATGTATACATAATTAATACGATAGCCGGATTCAAATACTCTGTCCATGTTAGGACACTTCTAGCTATGTAATCATTACTTCCACCACTTATCCCTAAATTAAAATCTACTCCATTTGGAAGCATTCTAGTTAAATGATGTGACCATGTTTCTCTATCATTTACATCGATTCCTTCGGTGTGGCCGCACCCCACACTCATAATTTTTAATCCTTTTTTTTTTACAGAATCACCTCTAAACCCCAACTCATTAAAAGTATAATAGCAGTTACCAGGATCGGTTGCATTTCCTAATATTTCTTTATTAATTCGTTCTTTTAATCGCCATTTATATGTAGCAAAATCGAACTCATCAGTATTCCAAAATTTTAAACTTTCCATAATTAAAATGTAAAAAACTTTTTTGCAGTTTGTGTTTCAGTTGATGCTTTTTCCCATTTCAATGCTTTGTAAAAATCATCTAATTTATTCTCTAACTCTGCTTTGAAAATCATATCTCTATCTACATATTGCTCTACAAAGTCCATAATTTCTTTTGGGTCATTGTAATCTTTAAATGCAACTGTATCTAATCCTAATGGGTTTTGTCTTAAATACACCCACTTAACCTTATCACCATCTCTAATTGGTTCATGCTTAAACGGACAATCAAAGAATTTCAATAATCGGTTATACGAAATCCCAGCTTTAACGTGAGCAGGTGTTCCCTTTTCAAAGTTAGCAATTGCCAAACCACTATCCTTTCTCCACTTCCCGTTATCGTATTTACTCAATTCCTTAATAGCTCCACCTTTTGCTATTTTGTTTACAGGTAGATTAATCATACTAGCTTTAAATGCTAATAACTTTGTATCAACGTATTCATTATCTTTACCCATAA